TGAAGGGGAACCTTCACCGACCAGGGCTAGTTTTGAGACGATACCGAGTCTTTACGATAAGCAGGAACACCATCAGGGTCCAACCAACACGTATAATCGTGATCTTCCATAGCAGTCATCAACTGCATTTCATTATCACAAAGATACATATCACGATAACGACCCGTGTACGAATCTACCTTTTGAATGCGGCAGTCTGGAAGACCATTAATCTCCAGAGTGCCGACTTGAACATAACGATAAGGAAACCGCTCAAGAAGAACGGTTGGTTTCACAGTAACTTTCATCAACCAACCTCGACAGTTTGAAGATCATTGTAAATGTATTCCATCAAGATTTCATAATCATCGAGAGGATCACCAGAGAAGACCACACCAGCGTTTTCATAATAACGGCGTACCTTTTTGAAAAGTTTCGGATTCTTTACGTCAAGGAACAGTTCGCCATTTGCTGCATCACGAAGGGTTTGGATGTCTTTCTTGAACTTTTCTGTGAGAGTCATTGTTTTGAATGTTGACCTTAGTATTATAAGGGTTTGACAGAGAACTGTCAATAGGGGTTGCGAGGATCGAACTCGCCTTAGGCAAATTATGAGTTTGCTGCATTCACCAGATTGCTAAACCCCTAGAAGTCAAGATGCTTCTTCGTGGTCCGTATACAAGCGGATGAGTTCATCATCCGCTGGTGCCATTACTGCTCTCTCTCCGTTCTTATTCTCTACACCTATTGTCTCTCCGTTCTCTACTCTGTCCATTAAAGTTTCCCAGTTCTCTTGCCAATATTCCACAGAATAAAAGTGCATAGTTGTAATATGTATACTTATTATTTTATCGTAGTTTTGGTCCTACCATCCAAGACACCAATGAAACTCTTTCACCTTTAGTAACTGGTGTAACTCTATGTGGGATACGAGAATCAAAGATAATCATTGTTCCTTTTTTACGAGTAGCAGCCCTGACTTTATTATGATAATCAATAAACTCTAAGTCGCCACCCTCATATTCTGAAGGATCTGTGATCAATACTGTTGCACTTAATTTGCGAGTATAACGATTATCTGATGCGGTTCCATAATCACAGTGCCAAGTGTAATGATCGTTTTCATTATATTTGGTAATCTGAATGCTCTGAATACCATTCAGGTCATATTCCCACACATATTTGTTAGCAATATGAAAGTAGTGAGAAAATACAGAGGATACCCAATCATTTTCATATATCCATGCAGTCTTAGAACTTCGCACGTACTTATTAAGTTGTCCTTGATTTTCAAGTCCAACATTAGCATCAGCAAAATCTTTAGTATGCTTTGGCAATTCTTCAATCATCAAGTCTAACAACTTGTCTGGAATAGCTTGTTCATAAAAAACTACTGGAGAAGTGGCGATAATATGCTTATTACTTGGATCCATTATTATCAAAAGAATATTTTAATGCTTTTCAGCAATCGGGATGACAGGATTTGAACCTGCGGCATCTCGCTCCCAAAGCGAGTGCTCTACCAAACTGAGCTACATCCCGTGGCGGTAGTTCCTGTCGCCGCTAACCCTGAACTACCAAAGGGGGTTACCGCAGTGATCTCTCGACCACCCTTATAATATAACACTACTTGTGGTGCTTGTCAAATGGTTCCCAGTGTTCCCATCCATACTTATGAACTGCCCACATACCAAGAATAGGAACAAACACAAGTGCGATACACATTGGTGCTAGTGTCCATGGATTATTCAAAATCCAAGCAGCAAAGTGTCCTGCGTTATGAATCATGATCGATACCTACCAGGCCAAGTTAGATTCATTGTAGTAACCAGCAAAGTTATAAAAACGAATGTAAACAGTGTAGTCATGGATTTCTCTTATCAATTCCAAGTTTATCAAGATATTCTACCCACCAATCAGGATTTTTCTTACACTTCCACTCAGGAACAGGTTTACCCTGCTCCTCATAATACTTATTGATGGCATCATTTATAGTCTGTGCGATCACCATACTCCTCTTCCTCCTCGTCAACGTCTGCATATGCATCTGCCACATATGGTCCGTGTGGTTTTTTGGATTCTGCTTTGACATACCTTCGTTCGTCATTCGCTGAAAACAACAATAAACTGAGTTTCATCACTATCCATATTATTACTATTGGCGATAGACAAGCAATTAACACTAACGGATTCATTCTTCCTCATCCTCTTCATAAAGTGGACATGGTTCCTCAAACAAATGTTCCATTCTGAGTTGTTTGATGCGTTCTCGGAGTCCTTTGTAGAACTCTCTCTTTTCGTCCTCTTTCATTTAGGTGTTTCTTGAAAGTATGCTGGTAATGGACATCCTTTAAAATCATTTATCTCATCCACTGCCAAAACAAACATAGTACAGAACCCTACACAGAAAGCAAAAAGCATTTGAGGGAAGTTATAATTTCCCATATATGCTGTGGGGTCAGGTTCATCATCGTGAGGATGCATCATCCTTGCGATTTCCTCTGATCGCTTTTTCGATTTGTCTTCTAACTCTGTCTCTTGCTTCTGGGTTTTCTGTTTCTTTTCTGGAGTATCCATGCTTCTGATGAAAAATAAAGTGTCCTTGACAAATCATAGTCATTCCAAATAAAAATGCAGTAACAACCCCTACCCATTCTATAATTTGATCTGTAGCCATGGTAGAAGTGGTGGAATTACTCCAATGAGTCGAAGAAGACCTTCAGAGAAAAGACCTAGAATGAAAAATCCAACAAATGTACTAATCATTCCAGCGTTACGATTATGTCTTCGTATAGCATCATCAATCATTCCCCGCACTTCTTCTTTAGTTGTAAAGTCAGGCGGTTCAATACCTTCACCCCAATCCTTATTCATTACTTGTTCCACCACTGACTGTTGCCCTCATCATATTTCTCACCAAACTTATCTAGGTCTTCTAGACGCTTGTCCCAGGTGTCACCACCCTCTTTTCCTTTCATGGGATTGATACATTGGTGATTGCCATGTTCATTGCACACTAGACCCGCCAAATCTAGTTCACTACCTCGGTTGCCAGTTCCAGACCATCGGTGTTCACCGTTGATCCATACTGCACCACACTTAGGACATTCTGCTCTGCTTAATGAGAGATCAGACAGTTCCCTTTCAGTAGACATTTTTGCGCTCCTTTAAGAGTTTTTTGTGATTAGCGGCATCTTTTTTAAACTGTGATTTTAATTTCTGCTTCATAAACCACAATCTTAATAGCACAATTTGGTGTCTAAACCGAAGGTCACCATATGCTACCAACCGCATAGTTGCATCATACCCCTCAAAAGCAATTAAAGCAACTATTGTTAGAATACCAAAATAAACTAGTATCATCTAATATTTGAGATATATGTGTATATAGATGATACAGTATTTCTTAATACTTTCTGTATTTTTCAATACTTATTTGATTTCAAAGTCCAACTTACGGACTTTGCGTTTTCTTCTTTGCTCTTGCCAAGCAATATCTTCAGAAGTTAATACACTTGTTTTATTATTTGACTTCTGAGAGTTCAACATAACGACCTTTGATAGGTCAACTGCTGTTACACTGTCATCTCTCACAGTCATCATATTGGGACAACCGCAAACTTGAGTCTTAGTATTACTTACTATTTCTCTGTTGCAGTTCTTGCATCTTACAACTAACATTTGACATTCTATAGAACTCAATCTATAGATTATTTATATGCTTGATGACGGGATCGAACCGCCGACCGCCTCGGTGTAAACGAGATGCTCTACCGCTGAGCTAATCAAGCAAGACACTACACTTATCCGTATGCTATATGGGCACCACACCCAGTATACTGACAGTTTGTAGTGGAGTAATTAGAGAGTAACCAACTCTCCAGCACAGTGTGGTTAGCACCGTCGCGGGCGGACTCATCCCCCGTCTCACTCCCCAGGTAGGATTTGAACCTACGACCAGACGATTAACAGTCGTCGGCTCTGCCGCTGAGCTACTGAGGATTGGATTGTTCCTTCTTAAGTTTGAAATACAGTTTGTAATACCTATCACACATTTCTCTGAGGACATCTCTATCTTCATCGAAACCAAGTTTCTTGGTGTGTTGATAAGAACCTTCTAACTCGGAGATAAGAAGAAGAATTTCTACTGGTTTCATATTCCTTAAGAAGGAAAGCGGAGTATCGGAATCGAACCGACGACATCTAACTTGGAAGGATAGCGTTCTACCGCTGAACTAACTCCGCAAGGCGACTCGCGAAGGACTCGAACCTTCGACCGACTGCTTAGAAGGCAGTTGCTCTATCCAACTGAGCTAGCGAGTCGTTTGCTTACCCACATATTATAAGGCATGTGGGGAACCTTGTCAAGAAATATCTGCTTCTTTATCGTCCAAATCTTCTAGTGAAAGATATTCCAATTCAACTACGTCTTCAGGGATATTAATCCATTCGTCAAATTCTTCTGCAATCGCAACTGCGTCAAACTGCTGGTGAAGGTCACCAGTGTCAGCAAGATGATGAATACGGTCGATTGACCAGTCACGAATTTGTACAACTGGTTCAGTCGTTTTTTCCATAATAGTCTTTTCTGAAGTATCTGCTGAGGATGTTGCTATTATAGTATCTTGGTGTTCCGTCGTCAAGTGATTCGGTGAGGACTCCATTAACGAAGAGTTGTCTTGTTTCTTCAAAGTTTGTTTTGCCAGCTGTTTTATGTAAGCTGATGATAGTTCTACTAAAATTTTGTCTCCCAATTCGTTCAATTTCTTCTTTAAGTTCTGGACAAGACCCATAATACTTTTTCCAATCAGATTCTTTTTTTACTCTACGTTTTTTCCCTGGAGGTTTTCGATGAGACCAAAAATACTTTCTCCCAATGTATTGTCGTTGGTTGGTGAGATTGGTAATATTATAAACAAAACCATAGTTGTCGTCAATATCGTCACTAGAAAAAGGTCTGTCACAATATATCCAGGGATTTTCATAGTCTATATTCATCAATAGCATCTAACACCATATTGACATATTTATGTGCTAAACCTCTGGCTTCCTCACCATACTTATTTTCTTCCCAGTAGAGTTCATTTTTAATTTTCTCTACTCTTGTTCTCATCTCTGCGACAGTAATTTGATTGCGTGGCATAAAAAAGAGGAGTCGTAACTCCTCTATCTATACTATTTTGATGTAGTTATTCCTAACCAAGATTCAGCATAGTCAATATTTCCAAACATATAATCGTCGTATTCTGCTGCTTTCCTGTAAGCATCCATAATCAACTCAAGTTCTTTATCCTCAGAGTTTGAATCCGCTGAATGTATCTTTTTTGACATCTTGCTTAATTCCTCCGACAACATATGATTCTACCTCGGTTTCCTGAGGGGCAACCTGGAGACCCTTGGAAGAAATCCAATGCTGTGTCCAAGGTAAAGGATTGTTTTTCGCAGCAATATCATAAACTGGTTTCAATCCAATTCCTTTCAGGCGACGATTGGCAATCCACTCAACATATTGTTGAAGAAGTTTATCGTTCAGACCAATCATAGAACCGTCTTTGAACAGATAGTCTGCCCAACGCTTCTCTTCATTGACCGCACGATCAAACATCTTATAGGTCCACTCTTCCTCTTCCTTCATGATTTGTTTCATTTCAGGATCATCACCATCTCTCCACTTGTTCAGAATGTTCTGAGTGATTGCTAGGTGTTGGTTTTCGTCTCTTGCGATGAGACTAATGATTTTAGCTGATCCTTCCATAAGCTTAAGTTCACCAAAGGCGAAACTACAAGCAAAACTAACGTAGAACCGAATACCTTCAAGAACGTTAACGTTTGCGACTGCTCTGTAGAGTTTTCGTTTGACATCTTTGATTTCCCATTTGGATGTAGGTGAATCTCTAAAGTCTTCTTGCCACATATTACCGCCGCCCCACTGCTGAGCACAACGAATAAAGTCGTCATATGAACCTGTAACGCTGCTAGCACGTTCCAGAATGCGGTTGTCCGTGACAATCTTATCAAAGACCTCCGAAGGGTCTGCATAGACGTTCTTGATGATATACGTGTAGGAGCGACTATGGATCATTTCCATGAATCCCCACACTTCCATACATGCTTCCAATTCAGGCAGTGAGCAATATGGAATAAATGCCATACCAGGACCACGACCCTGAATAGAGTCAAGCATAATCTGATACTTCAGATTAGAAGTATAGATATGTTTCTGTTCGGGACGCAATGTGTGATAATCACCACGGTCCTTTTGGAGAGAAACCTCTTCAGGTCTCCAAAAGTAACCAAGTTGTTGAGTAGTTAGTTTATCAAAAATTGGATATTTGTATGAATCGTATCTTTGGACCCCAAGAGGTTTACCAAAGAACATTGGTTGTTTCTTAGTATTAACTTGTTCAGTGTTGAAAACTGTCATCCCTTTGATGTCAGTTTTCTTGTCTTCTAAAGAAACTTTAAATTGCACAGGACTCACACTCTCCCTCCTCTATTTTTTCTAAATCGCTAAGTATGTTTTGAAGTTCGGATTTGTCTTCTTCCGCTTCTTCTACCTCATCGTTTTTCATATCATGAGTATTTTGGTAGTAAGAAGTTTTCCACCCGTACTTATATGTAGTTAAAAAGTCTTGTGCCATGGTGGACACTGGGACTTCATTGTCTGCGTAGTTCTCTGGATTGTAACTCCAGTTACCAGAAATTGCCTGGTCAAAGAACTTTTGCATCACGGCAACAACGTTGATGTAACCACGATTAGACTCCATGTCCCAAAGAAGCGTGTAGTTGTTCTTAAGAGACTGATATTGTGGAACAATCTGCTTAAGGGGTCCTTTCTTGCTCTTCTTAATGGACAAGTATCCTCTAGGTGGTTCAATCCCGTTTGTGGCGTTTGACACAACGGAACTGCTCTCCGAAGGCATTTGTGCGGACAACGTGCTGTGTCGCAATCCGTGTTCCAAGATAGATGCTCTAAGAGACTCCCAATCATGAACTAACTCCTGAGTGGTAATTTCATCAACATCCTTCTTGTATGTATCAACAGGAAGAATTCCATCAGAGTATTTGGTACGTCCAAAGTCAGAACACCAACCCTTCTCTTTTGCAAGTTGATTGGATGCCTTCAGCAGATAATACTGGAAAGACTCAGACAGTCCATGAACTGCATCCCATGCCTCTTGAGAGTCATATTGATACCCCAGTTTTGCCAAATAATGAGCAAGACCAATAAATCCTACTCCAAGCGACCTACGTGCCTTTGTAGCGCGTTCTGCTGCCGCTACAGGATACTCCTGATAGTCAATCAGTTCTTCCAGTCCACGGACAGCAAGTTCGCAAAGGTCTTCCAATTCTTCATCAGATTTAATCTTTCCAACATTGACTGCAGAAAGAATACACAGGGCAATCTCACCGTTAGTGTCATCAATGTGATTGATGGGATATGTTGGAAGAGTGATTTCCTGGCACAAGTTACTCATCTCAACTTTGTCTTTGAAAGATGAGTGAGAGTTACAATGGTCAATGTTCATCAAATACAGACGACCAGTTTCTGCTCTCTCCTTCAGAAGGTCCAGAATGAGTTTTTGAGCACCGACAGTTTTTCTTGGAGTAAACTCATCCTGTTCATAACCCAAATAGAGATCGTCAAATGCGTCAGTACCAAAAGCATCATACAG